CGGCACGGGCGAGCCAGCGCGCGCGGATCTTGTCGGTGCCCTCGCCTTTCGCCTTGAGACGGTCGCCAATCTCGTCCAGCTCGGCGCGAGTCTTCGCCGCGTCAATCTGCTGGGGCCAGTCCTCGGTGGCCTCGGGCTCGGGCTCGGCCACGGGCATGGGAGTGCCGCCGTCGGTCATTTCTTCGGTCGAGTAGAGACCGAAGAGCACGTCGGCGAATCCCTCGCGGCCGACCTCTGACATGGCGCGCCACACCGGCATCAGCTCGGCATAGGCCTCCCAGGGCTTCGCGACGGAGCCGTCCTTGTTCCGAGCGCGGACCTGCCATACGCCCTGAGCGTTCTTCTCGTACGACTGCACGAGCTGCGCGCGGATGGCGCGGGGGATGTCCCATGTGGCGGTGTAGACCGACCCGTCGTCGGCGCGGGTTCCGGTCACGGTGACGGAGTAGTCGCCCGTCGGGATGCTTCCCGTCTTGACGACGTCGAGCTTGTGGCCGGCCTTGCGGATGAGGGCGCCCATGAGGCGAGCGGAGAGCGTGGCGCGCCCCTCGACGACGTCGATGGACTGTAGGGCGGCCGCCGGTGCGAGGCCGAGCATCGCGCCTGTCTCCATGACCAGGAGCACCTTGCCGGGAGACGGCGCGGAAGGAACGAGCGTGCCGTTGACGTTCGTTGCGGGGTTCCACAGGCCCTTCGGAATGAGGTCGCCCGCAGCGGCGAGGGTCTGCGCGTACTTCATTCGATCGTTGAGCGAAGCGGCTTCGTAGGCAACAACAGCAGTGGTCATATCAGAACGGGGCCTTCTGTGAGCGCGCGGCGCGGACGTCGGCGAGAACGAGGTGAGCGATGGGGACGATGAGCGCCGTCGCGGCGACGATTTCGGGATGGTCGCGGGGGTAGATGAGGGTCCGCGGATCACGGCGAAGGCGCCACTCGTCAGGGTCTGAGGGGTCGCGCACGAGCTCGCCCCACACGTAGCGGCACTCGGCCGCCTCGGGGATGCAATGCAGCTGCCAGGCCATCTGGCGGATTTCCTTGCGCTCCGGGCCGTCGAGGATCTTGAGGTGTTTCGCCTTCGTCTCGACGATCGCGAACGGGTCACCGGGCACGGTGCCGTCGACCGTCGCGCCGAAGCCGCGCTCCTCGGGGTGGTGGATGAACAGGCTGTTGGGCTCGGCACCCGCCCAGGCGAGAAGCATCGGCTCCCACCGGACGCCCGAGCGGGTCGCCGAGTTGCCGCGGAACTCGCGCGGCGCGATGATCGCCCGAACGTACGCCTCGACCGACTCGGGCTTAGCGAAGCTCGACGCAGCGTACGAACCGATGGTCTTCTCGTGCACGTGCGCCCACGAGTCGCGATCCGCGGTGTCGCCGAGGGTGCGGTCGAGCATCGCCAGGGCAGTCACTGGTCGCCTCCGAGTGCCGCCAGGAGCTGCACGAGCGCGACGCCCTCATGCAGCAGGCGGTCCCACACGGCGTCCGGCAGGCTGAGCCAGATGAGGGAGGCCTGCCCGTCCGGGCCGATGCCGACCTTCCAGAGCGCTCGGTTCTGGCTGATCGAGGCCATGATGATCGCGTTCACGTGAGCGGCGATGGTGTCGGCCGTGTGCTGCTCGTGCTCTGCGCAGTGGCGGGCCGCGAACTCGACGACGGTCGACTCCGGCGCTTCCTGACGGGCGCTCACAGCCACACCACCGGGAAGTCGAACAGCGAGTAGAACAGGCCCGCGGCGACGCCCAGGCAGACGGAACCGAGACCAGCGGCGGCGAAGTGGGCGGACCAGTAGCGCGTCCGGAGGCTGACGCTGCAGCACCACATGAGGAACACGCCAGAGGCGACGAGAAGGGCGACGAGGATGCTCATGGCGGCCCCTTTCAGAAGCAGATGTCGCAGGTGCAGCCGGGGCGGCCCCCGGACTGGCAGTTGGGCGACGCGGGTCGCGTGGAGTAGTCGCTCGGCACGAGACGGAGCGGGGCGGGTGCTGCCGGCTCGGGTTCGGGGGCGTCCTCGACGCCGTCCAGGGCACCGTCGACGATCGTGAAGCCGATGCGGCGAGACTCGTCGCGGTCGCGTTCCATGAGCACGGTGTAGCCGCGCTCGTCGGCGAGGGAGCGAATGGCGGCGAGCGATTCGCCGTCGAGGAGGTCGCCGTCCTTGACGATGACGAGACGCAGGTCGGGGTTGCCCGCGGTGGCGATAGCGAAGGCGACTCGGCGCCGCATGGCGCTGTTCACCTGACCGAAGGGGATACCGCCGAAGGTCACCCCGGACTCGTCGACCGACAGCCCGTCGACAGGGAAGGACGCGGCGGCCAGACCGGCCCGCTTGCGATCCTCGATCGCATCGAGGTCGGCTTGCGCTTCCTCGACCTTCCCGGCGGCTTCGCTCAGCCCGACACCGATCCGTTGACGCTCACGGGCCTCACGAACTCGCGCATTCACAGAGTCGATCTGCGAGAGGCGTTCGGTGAGCGCGGTGACGTCGATCAGATCGAGCGACTCGACGTGTTCGAGGTCAGCGAGGGCAGCCCGGGCGGCCGACAGCTGCGATTCGAGGTCGGCGATGCGGGCGCGCGTTGCGGTGGCCTGGCGGGTGCACTCCGAGACGCGGCGGTTGTGATCCTCCGCCGCGCGCAGCTCGGCGGCCACCTCTGCGGCCGACACCTCTTCCATGGGAAGGTCGCCGGTGGGCTTCGGCATCGACGCGAGAGCACCGGTGAGGCGCTTCACGTCCCGGCCGGCCTCGAGCCGACGTTCTTCTGCGCCTGCCTTCTCGCGAGCTACCTCGTCGATGTCGAACGGGAGGTCGACCTTCGATAGGAGCACGTCGCGCTGCTTCTTCTCGTCGAGGTTAAGGAACGCGACGGGGTCAAAGATGACGCCGCCGGTCAGTTTCGCGATGACCTCGGCGGGCTTCGAGTACTTCGCGCCGTCGAGAGCGAACACCTCGAGGCGTCCGGCGTCGTTCTTTCCCCACGTCCGCACCACGCGGATGTCGAGGTCGGTGTCGATGAACTCAGCCCGAGCGGTGGTCTCACCCTCACGAATGGGCTTGGGGGTGAGGCGGACACCCTTCGGATCGAACAGCTCCACGAACGCGTCGATGAAGCTGGACTTGCCCGCACCGTTCGCGCCCGCGATGACGACGAGCGATCCCTCGGGGGAGAGATCGATCTTGCGGACTCCCTTGAAGTTCTCGACGGAGAATGTCTGGCTCATCGACCCGCCTCCTCGCGAAGAGCGGCCTCGATGTTCTCCTCTGTGACCGGCTTTCCGGCCGCGCGGAGGGCGCGCTTGATACGAGCGATCATGCGGTTGATGGCGCGCTCGGTGGAGCTGCGATTCTCGACCGGGGTGGGCGTCTTGGGGGTCTTCTGGAAGGGGATGCCGGCGCGCTTGCGGGCCTTGCGGGCAGTGGTGCTCATGTGGGTTCGCTTTCGGTTGATGGCCGCCCAGACCGTGGTGGTCAGGGCGAGAGTCAGGCAGGCGACGGCGAGGGCGGCTGCGCCGTCGAAGCGACCGCGGAGGATCGCAAGAAGGGTGAGAAGGACGCCGACGACGAGGAAGACGGCGACGATCCGGCCGATGACGTTCACTCGGTCCACCAGTTCGGGTCGGAACGGAGGTCGGGACCGAGGATCAGAGCGCGACCGCACCAGGAGCAGTGGCCGTCAGCGTCCGCCTCCTGATCGGGACCGCAGACAGGGCATTCCCCGTGCTCGGCTTCGTCGGCTTCGACCTCGGGGCCGTCCGTCTCGGGCGGGGCCACATCGACGGTCACCACGGGATCACTCCGGCGGCGATGAGCATGGCCCCGGCTACGAGCCCGGCGATCTCCGCTGTCCGTCGCCAGGCCGCGCGATCGGTGCGGAGGGGGGCGAGCGTGGGCGGCGGAGTCGTGGAATCCGCGGTGCGGGGGAGCGAGGTGCTCATGCGTCACGGTCCGCGAGGACGAGGGTCGCTTCCGGGTCGCGGCGGAGAACACGCGGCGCGTCGTCCACTGACACGAAAGCGACGACAACGCCGCCGAAGACAGCGGTCGTGCCCGTGTGCTTCGTGCCTCCCAGTTCAGTGGCCGTCACGTCGCTGTGCAGCCGAGCTGCGATGTCTTCGACGCCGGCGGCGTCCTTGATGATGACGGTCAGGCCGAGGTGCTGGGTCGGGAACTCTCGCGCTTCAAGCACCGTCGGATAGGTGTCGAGGAAGCTCGCGAGTTCCCGGAGCCCGGGTGCTACGGTGGCGGTGGTGGGCATCTGACTGCCCTCCTCTCTTTGGATTCGCCCCTGGTGCCAGCCGGGGGCGTTTCTCTTGTGTGTTCTGTTCAGGCGGCGGCGGAGACGCACCCGCGCGCTTCGGCGATCTGCACCAGCGCCTCGAGGGAAAGGCCACCGGGGCGCCATGCCCGATTGGCTGCTTGCTGTGCGGTCAGGCCATCGAGGATGACGCCCTGCTCGCGCACCATCTGTGCGACCTCGGAGAGAGCGCGAGCACGCGCACTCATGAGGCCACCCGACCGCTGACGGCCGACTCGACGAGCGCACGAGCGATCGCCGCGGCGACATTGCCCAGCCAGGGCGCGGACGCCTCGACGGAACCGGTTTCGACGCGGGACAGGTATGACTCCGACACCCCAGCCATGAGCGCGGTCTGGCGAGCGGTGAGGCCCGCTTCCTCGCGGAGCACTCGGAGCGCTTGCCCCGGTGACTGTGTCGGTGTCTGCATGGGAAAGAAAGTAGCAACTCTTTCCGGTGGGAGCAAGCGTAATTCCGCAAAACATCCCAGATTCCTTCCGATGCATAGACGCAA